CCGTAAGCCATGAGGTCAGCAACAGTGGTGACAGATGCTCCAGGGGGTGCAACTCCTGCGATCAGTGATCCCTGAATGTTGCTCGCTCCGTAGACTTTGAATTTGAACTGATGCGAACCAGCCATGTAAAGATGGTGATCTGCCATGACTTTGGTGGCTCTGTTCCAGTGTGTGGGACTAGCATAGCCAGTCGTGAACAGAACTGTTCCAACAGTAGTGGTACTCAAAATAGGTACTGTACTCACATACTGTGATCGCTTCATGTTGTTCTCAACATCGTCTGAGAAGCCTGGGAGAGCATTCAGCGCAGCGGGGACTGTGCTCGGTCCTGCTAGTGAGACGTCAACATCGTCGGGGTTGGAAAGTGGGTTGGTTGTTGAAATTCCCGCACTTTCCTGGACGAAGTATTCCTTCTCGATCTCTTCCTCTCTGTTAGGATGAGCTGAACGTGAGTGGTTCCTAAGGCGCAGTTCAGAAATGTTCTTCATGTCACAAATGAGGCACTTATAGTAAGTGTACTTGTAACAATGAGGATCGTGAACTTTGTCCGTGACCACGTGCGAACATCCCGGACATTTGTCCTTAGGATGACTGTTCAGCACATGCTTGTACATCTTCTGCTCGGCATCCGTGCATTGAGTGCACCCAGGGTGGGGGCACTTGAAGGAGTTGGCCGTGAAGGGCGTTCTGGCCAGGAGTGTAATCTTTCTCCTGTTGATGAAATCTTCCAGAATCTTGATGACCTTGGTCTTGTCACCTTCAGTGTATCGGCGGCACCACTTCGGTGGATTTGTCGAGAGAAACTCGTTGATCCAAGCTTGAGCTTGTTCTTCCTTAGAAGCTCCAGGGTGATCCTTGAAATAGAATCGGGCTCCTGAAGCCAATCCATCAGCCACACTTTCCTCCAGATAGCGGTCAGGCATATCTCTACCGTTGAAATACTCGGGGTGGTGAGCGTTGTTTCGGTAGTGATGCTGAACCGCTTCTTCAAAGTAGGTTGGGCATCCGTAAAAGAACATCAGCGTGTAGGGTCCGGTTTCTTGAGGACTGTACTTAGACAGATCGTGATGAGGGTAAGCATGTCCGAAGAGTGCTTGTCCGTATTCATCGACGAGGGCCTTGTGTTCGGCGAGGTCATCATAGAACTTCTGGCAATCAAATGGTGTTTGATTGGCTACGATAGCCTCAAGGAAAGCCTTGTCATTCTCCGGTTTGGCTTCCCACTTGTGAGTGGGGTTTTCCTTGACATGGCGGATGATGTTTTCCATGTCAGTGGTTCTGTGCTCGCATGAGCAGACGGCATTAAATCCAATGTGATTCATGATACCGTTTTCGTTAAAATATTCTTCTTCGATCGGCTCGGGTTGGTCTTCGTTAGCTAGGCCATACCTTGAGAAAATTAAGTTAACGTAATACTCCTGTGGATAGACAGCAAAGTCAAGTTTCTGTCTTTTGGCCTTCTCTCTGATGCAGCCTGCCACATGGGTGAAAAAGTCGGATTCCCAGAGTGATGCCTCTGTCAGGATTCCGTTCCACACTTCAGGTAGCAATCCTGCTTTGCGCGTCTTGATCTTGACGTAGTTGAGCTCTTGAACGATTGATTCTTTCTTAAGGGCTCCCAAAAGTACTCCTCGTACTTTTCTCGGGTAGCGCGAAAGAAACGTTGTCTCTTCCATAGGCTCGAACTTACGTTCTTCTCCGTCCTTGTTTCCTGGCGTGATGGTCATGCCGTAGGATTTTGCCAACACTTCCTTGAAAGTGAAATAGTTGAGGTGTTCCGCGAAAGCGTCTGAGATGCTCATAATGACATCATCGCCATGCGTGAAGAACACAACTTCTCTGTTGATCTGGTTGATAGTTGGCATCTTTCCAGTTCTTTCTTTGATCACCTGCATGATGGTAGAATAGATGATCACATCATTGGCTCCTGAATTGAGATAATTCGTCCAGTAGATCCCTGATGAGATTGATCCTTTAATCTTGAACAGGTGTCCTTTGTAGACTTCGTACCTGTCAAGCATCATCTGTAGGGCTGCTTTGGCCACCTT